TTGATCTGTAGCTCCAGATGAATATGTAAATGTAAAACCTTTACCTTGATCATAAAAATCACTTACATCTAAAGCACCACTTTCAGGCACATTCGCCGCATCATTTGTGGCAGGATTAGAGGGATGCTTTGCTCTAATATTTGAGCCACCTCTGTAAAGATCACCAAGACTTATTGCACTAGAACCACCTACAAATTCAGTTCTTAATGCAGAAAAAGATAAGGATTGTCCAGAACTAGGTATAGTCACTGATTACCCTCCATTTATAATCTGTTGTTTTAAATGGGTTACTTCATCACTAAGTTGTTTTATTGCTTCTATTAATACTGCTGTTAGTTTACCATAATCAACTGATTTTGTTTCCATTGCATCATCTGCAGTTAGTACAACTTCTGGTAAAACCGTTTCCATATCTTGTGCTAAAACACCAACTTGTTGTTTTGCATTATCTACATCATTTCTTTTATAGTAAACACCTTGCATCTGTTTAACTTTTTCTAAAGCATTTGCTATGGGCTCTATATCAGTTTTCAACCTTTTATCAGAAAAAGCAGTCACATCATTATTAAATGTCGCCGCTCCTGCACTTGACATATCTATTGTCAATGCTGTTATTCCGGAGCCACCATCATCACCCTTAATTATAAAATCTTTGTCTTGCACTTTTGTTTCTATAACAAAATCACTGCTTGAGTTAGTTAAGTGTGCAATAGCTGTTCCACCATCTTTAAATATTATATCTGCACCATCTGCATCAAGTATAATATCTCCAGCAGAATCAAATGTCATATCACCAGAGTTTGTTTTAACTGTGCCTACGTTTACCGATCCCCCTGATAAATCTAAATCTACAAAAGCATCAACAACTGCCGCTGAACCACCCCCTCCATCTAAATATACCACTTTTGTGTCACCATTGCCTATTGTGACATTAGCTCCACTACCTTGTGATATATTTATACTTTGTGACCCCGAAGTTGCATTTTCAATTATATGCACTCTTTTAATATCATTAGGTGCTATTGTCAAAGTTCTTGTTGCCGTTAAATTAGTTGAGGAAGCAACTTTAATAAATAAAGCTCTAGCTCCATCAGATGAACCATCGGCTACCGTTTCAGTAAGATCAGCATCCGATCCAAAAGTTACTGTTGCAAAACCTAAACCTTCACCTATTAATTCTAAATTTGTGTTTGTTGATGTACCCCATGTTCCAGATTCATCACCAGTGGCTATTTCTTTTAGCCTTAGATTATTACCATATGTTGCCATTATGCCACCCTTTCAATCCAATTTGCAATTTGATCTGGTCTTATTAGACTATAAACTTGTTCAGGTCCAACAGAACCAGTTGCACTTACACCTTCTATAAATACCACACCTTGAGGGTCAATTGCAATAGTTCCTTGTGATAAAGTTAAAGCATTTAGTGTTACGGGAACACCAACAATCGTTACTTGTGTTGCTGTTCCTAATGCTGTTGCTCCTTGAACACCAGTAGTCGGTGCTCCAGTTGTTGTAACAATATTAGGAATACCATCAGTGTTTAATGTTGCACCCATAAGTGCATGATTACTACATTGATAAAATAATGTTGGTGCTCCGTCGGCTACAGTTATTTCAGTATAAGCTCCTGAACTTCCTGCTGTTCCGTTTGTAGTTACGCCAGTAGTGTATTCACCACCAGTTTTATCAGCCGAAGTATAGATTCTTAATGGATGACCACTATTACTACTATCACTTTGATCAAACCTATAGGTATTACCTTCATATAAAGTCAAAATTACATCTGATGATGCCGTTGAGCCATTAATAGCGTATTTATTTGTAGAACCTTGATCATAATATGGGTGATTTGAAGGATTACCTGAAACAACAGTAACTGTGTAAGTAACAGTGCTTGCTCCAGTTTGGCTTATGGCTGAAGTTGCTGATACACCAGTCGAAGGTACGTTCACTCCTGGAATACCATCTGGAGTGCCAAGTCCAGTTGTTCCTGCTACGCCAGTTACACTTACTGGTATGGGACTGTTCCAAGCCCCCTCACCCCATGTACCTCTACCCCAACCTTGTAAGGTAGTGTTTGACAATTTATGCTATCCTTATAATCGCATTACTTGCATCAGCAGTTGGGAACTGTATTGTGAATGTTCCAGATGTTGATGTTTTGTTTGATGTAAAATCTAAAACACAAACTGCATTGTTACCAGATGCAGTGTCGTTGTAAATTAATGCACCCATTGCAGTGATAGTAGCAGTTGTGAAACTTAAATCTGCAAAATCTGTAAATGCAGTTGTTCCAGATGCAGTTGGAGCAACTTTTGTTAAAGTGCCTCCACCTGATGTGTACGAACCACTGTTTGCCACCTCACCAGTTGTGGTAAATGCTGTCGTTGTTGCACCTAATGTTGCAGTTGTTGATGACTTTCCACCACCACCCTCTGCATATAATGCAAGTTTAAAAGTGTTGCCGTTTGTGGCAAAATTATGTACTGCATTCAATAAATCTGTTTTGAAGGAAGTACACATTGCTTGTGCTATAGCCATATTAGAGTCTCCTTATATATTCAGCCATTTCTTTTTGACCGTTTGATCTTAATATGTGAACTATACTAGCTCTTTCTTCTGATCTTGCCAAGAGAAGATAATGATACAAAACTTTTTTTAGATGCTCTTTAAAAGTATTAGCTTGTTGTCTAACATGCGGAGGAGCACTATCAGAAATACTGACTATTTTACTAACAGCCAAATCTGCTACTTGTTCATTTGTTAATCCGCCCTTTTCTGAAGTATGTACATTCACACTTCCTACGTCAGTAACATTTATATTAAACATTATTTCTCCTCATAACTAATTCCTGCAATATCTTTTCTACCTATGACATTGTTATAGTCTAAAGCCTCTGGTGGTTCTAATTTAGATTTTTTCGTAATTAATAAACTACCTTGTGTTACGGTGCTGATCAAGGGGTCAGGTAATCTGTGGTATCCATAGAGTTTTTCAGCGTCAGGAACATTAGTATCTAATAAAGAGGAGCTACTAGCTATATTTACTTTTATTCCTTTTGATATGGCAACTGCTAACCAAAACTCACAACAACCTCTGCCAGACTCTGCAAAATGCACATTTTTATGACTAAAATCAATACCGTACAAATGTAACTCTTTAACATCAAAAGCTATTGCATATGCAAGCGAATAAGCAACTGTGTTATTTAAATAAGCATATTTAGTTTTTTCTAAAACTTTTTGTAATGGATACTCTACAACATCTGGGCATCTTTTGTCGAGAACACATGAGTAAATAGGAATATCAAGTTTTTTTAATAAACGATCTTTCATAGAATTAGTTTGTTTTCCAGCAAACTCACCATCTAAAAACCTTGAAGGTGGATCCATCATAAAAACTTTATCGTGAAAAATTGCTGATGACATGGAGTTTATAGCCCACGTTTCATCAAAAGATTCACTTCTTATTTTAGCCATCAAATATTCAGCACAGCTATTGCCAAGAGCCACGATGGCGACACTTTTAATTTTTTTCATGTTTGTTTTTGTCTTACCAAACCTTCTCTGTAAGCGTCAGAATAATTTCTACCTTCTGCATAATTCTTCAGCCGTGCGATAGCTTCTAAATATCTACCGTTATATAAATCTAAAATATCCTTTTCACCCTTCATAAAAGTATATGCTTCTACTAATGTGCCATATAATAAAGCATCTGGGGCATTTGTACTAATCCATGTTGTTCCACTATCATCTGTTGTTAAAGAACTTGGTCGATAATAATAATGAAGTTCAGCAGTAAAATCAGCATTTGGTGTTGGTGCAAGTATAAAATTATCTACGTCAAACTGTGCATAATACTTAGGTGTGCCAGTCACAGTCGGATCAGGGTGGTACTCTTGTAAAAAATTAACATCTTTTTGTAATAAAAAAACATTAGAGCCACTATTTACCAAAGATAAAGAAAAAGTCGCAAGATAGTCAGAGGGTTTTTGTAAAAATTTGTTACCTGATGTTGTTGTTCCTTCAACGTTTTTTCTAAAATAATCTAAATCGACTGTTTTAAATATTCTTTCTTCAGCATTTTTAATGAAAAAAGGTATCTCAGCTACAAATGTGGACTCATCGTTTTCAGTCCATTCTTGCACAGAGGCTGTTAAAGTAGTTAAAGTAAAGCTCATGATGTACTCACTGTCACTGTTCCTAAACTTGCCGTTACACTAAAAGAATTTAGTTTTGTTCCTAATATACCGAGCCCAGTATTTGTGATAACAATAAATTGTTTATTATCTTCGTCTTGTTGTGGTCTTGGTTGATAAAGAGCTTGTGGCTCTAATGGTGGTTTGCGTGGTGTAAGTTGAGGGTGTTTTGCCTCATACTCAGACCTATGAACTACATTACCGTTCCATTCCATTACTCGCTCTCTGTAAGGAAAGGCAAAACCAGACCTATCTGATATAAACTTTGATTTTCTTCCAATAGCGTATCTAGTCATACAAATCCATAATAAGTGCTACTAGGTGTTAATGTTAAATTAGAGCGATCTCTATCTTCTGCTGAAGCACGCTCAAACTCCTCTTCATATACAGCTTTTAATATTTGTATTCTATCTGGTGCTTTTTTCATAGCCAGATAATAAGCAAGTCCTGCAGTTAAACAAGGATAAAACCTAAAGGGTACTTCCATAGTATTTTTAGCTGTATCTGCGTCTTGTATTCTAGTCAAAGCATCGTACACAAAAGTATCTGTGCTGTTTTCTGGTGTAGCCCAGAGTTTTAAATTAGGTGTTATCTGCCTATCTAAAAAATACTGACTAGGTCTACCAGTTGTTGATTTTACTGGTATATTGATGTATTGATCCCTACTTATTCTACTTATTGTAAAGTCTGTAGTTCCTCTGCGTATAACAGCATTGAGTATATCAATTACATCTGTTCCTAAACTATATTCCGCTGTACCTGATGTTAATGATTGGGTACGTTGTTCAATAGTCCATTGATTTAATCCTCTGTTTGCCCAATCAGCTAATAATATATTTAATGAACGTTTGGCTGTTTGTAAGTCATAGCCAGTCCTAACCTCTAAACCACAACGCTCAAAGGCTTCTTCAATATATTCAGCTACATCTAGCTCAAAATCTGTAGAGGATGATGTGGTCATTAACTATAAGGACCTTTGACTACTTTACCACCATTAGCAAAGCTCTTTTTCTTCATAGCACCACCACCCATCATTTTTTCTTTTTCGTTAGTAGCACCACCCATAGCAAAACTTTTCTTTTTCATAGCACCACCGCCCATCATTTTCTTTTTATCGTTAGTAGCACCACCCATCGCATAGCTTTTTTTCTTCATCATTATTTATTCTCCTTATAAAGATTGTTGAAGGTTACTTCGGGATCCATATATTGTTCATGTTCCTCTGCGTTATGAGTCCATTGACTCGGTTTAAAATCGGGAGCTCCCTCTCCAGTTTCCCAGA